GGCAGAAGCCCCAGCCATAACAACCATCTTCCATTGGTCTACGCCTAAATCCATAAGCGAGTTTGTTCCAATAGCGCCCAATGCGGCTTGCATAAATGTAGCTACGGATCGTTCAGTAACATCTCGTAGTTGTTTGAGATTTAATGTCATAATACGTTTCTCTTTCGTGTCGTAAGTTTATTCCGGCAAACATTTGAAGCGATGCGAGGCTTAAATGCTTTTTCTTTAGTCGGAGTTTCTTAAACCCTACGCCACCCAGCCGCTCCTGGGGGAACAGTCCTTTTACCAATTTTCGGAAGCCCTATCAACACAGAAAATAGGGGCAGAAACAGTAACGCCGTGTTCAGGTGTTACTAACATGAAAGCTTGGGCGGTGTCTTGAGCGTGAAATTCAAATCCAGAAGTAGCGGCATACTCGTCCCAACCTTTTGGGGAGCCATTAACAACTAGACCGGCAGAAGGGGCAAGAACAAGTTGATGCCAATGCCCAATACACATAATGTCATGTGCTGTTTGGGGGTTAGCTTTCAACCTGAATTGCATTCTTTTGATAGGTGGCCAGATGCCACCTACGCCGCCACCTCCGCGAACTTTATCGCCGTGGGTTAGTAAGAATTTGGTGTCGTGAACTTTAACTACCGTGTCTGCGGCTTCAGGTATCTGCCAGGTGATTCGCTTATCATCTTTTAGCATCGTTGAAACGGACTGGTAAATCAGCCAATCAAAGTTATCTCTTACTCTTTTCTTTGACCGGCTCTTTCTTGTACGCCTGCCGTGATTACCGACAACGCCTGCGATATGAACTTTCTCAAAATGGTCTGCCAAAGTTGTTATTGCTGAAGCGAGTTGCCCAGTCCAATGAACAACAGTTTCTAGCATTGTCCCTTCGTTCGATTCGGTGAGTTCTTCATGTATGTCCCCTGAAACCATGTCGCCGCCCAGGAATAGAGTTAATCCAGTCACTTCAACAGGTCCAGCTACATAGTCCCTCGCTAGGGCGATTGTCCTATCAACAAAACGATATAGCCGTTTCTCTGCTATTTCTCGATCATACTTATTGACATAATCAACTTCCTCCGGTTTTACTACCTCGTCCCAGTGGGTATCGCTTAACATAGCTACTGCAATCGCAGATGATTTCTTAGGCTTTTTTAACGAGAGCCATTTCGGGGGTGTCTGTGCTGTTGCGGCTTCATAGATGGATAACCTTACATTTGCGGCTTCTAAATCGCCGGACAGGGCTTGAATGTCGTTCTTAGCGGCAGCGAGAGATACTTTATTCTTTACAGCGTTCCGTTCTAACCTTGCGACTTGACTTAATAGCTCCTCACCTTCCACAAAATCTTCCAGGTCAGGCACGATTTCTTCTCCGTTCCTCGATTAGTGGGTCAATTTTCCTTTGAGTCGCATCAGTGTATCCAGCATTAATCAACCACCTGGTGATTTGAGCAGGTCCAGCAGTTGAGTTTAATATCTGGTCTTGAATTTCTTGCGGCAAAGTATCCACCCAGCGTTGCCGCCGGTTATCTTCGTTCTCTACAAATTCGTCAAGTTTCATACTAATGCAAACTCCTTGTGTATTCGCTGAACCGCTATGTCGCAAGCTTCTTGTTTAATATCGCAACCAATAAATCTTCTACCGTTTCGGGTACTTGCAACACTAGTAGACCCCGAACCCATAAAAGGGTCAAACACTAAATCCGAGTCAGAAGTGTGTGCCTTAACGATTGGTTCCAAAAGTGCCAAAGGTTTTTGATTAGGATATTTTACCCTCTCGGAATTACTCTGCCCGAAAGTGTATTCCCACACGCTCCCAACTGGTTTATCTGGTGGGTAGCCTTTGGAGCCTACAATGCGTTTTGTTCTAGGAATTGCTGACGGATCAAACTGACCTGATGTTTCCGTTTCAGTAAAAGTCAAAATGTGGTTATGTTTATTCGCCCACCAAGATTTTCGTGAGCGACCTAATCCAAATTGCCAGATAATTTCACCACGCAAAACTAAACCAAACTTTGCTAGCTTCGCCACTAACGGATAAGCCAAACGGTAATCACATACCACGGCAAGCGTAGTATCTACTCCAAACCATTTCTCGCATAATGTTTCTATCTTTTCGGAAATCTGTTCTGCCGATTCTTTGTCCGGATAACTTTCACCACCGACACGGCTTTGAACTTTGCCGGTTGCATAAGGTGGATCAGTCAAAATAAGTTTAGGCTTTTCAGTCAGTTCAACATTCAAGCAGTCGCTGTGAAAAATTGTTGTATTGTTATCTTCATAGTACGGTTGCATAAACTTCTTTTCTGATGTCGTCTATCCGATTATACAAGTGGTCGCCAGGACATACAGTTTTAGCACCGTTATTGTGTCGATGTGGGGTAATTTCCACACCAGGGACGACCCATTCCTCGTCAATCATCTTTTTAACTAACCAGCTACAAGCTTCAATCGCCGCTTCGGTTGGTTTTTCATTGACGTAAGGGTGGAAGCAACCTTGAAAGACTATTCCGTACGTCCTACGAACACCTAAACCTTTTCCAGCCGGTCTGATTCCAAATCCCCTGCCTTCAATTATCCTGCCCGAAGGCGTAATCACGAAATTGTAAGCTAAATCACTCCAACCATTAACGTCCATGTGTCGATCCTGGTGCCTCCTAGCATCAGTAAACTCTCCAGCTATCGACGGTCTAGGACTAGCTGTGTGGTGAATATAAATTACCGGAATATGTTTCAAGAGGGGTGCTGTTTGTCTAGGCGCTCGCCCTCCCCATTCTCGCTTAGGAATTACCCTAAATTCTTTCGGTTCTTTAGATTCAAGAACGTTACGTTGCATAGATAATGCAATTTTCAAAGCTTCCCAGGTCTGGTTTCCCACAACACCATCAACAACTAATCCAGCATTTGTTTGAAAGTTGATAACAGCTCGCTCAACTTTTTTATTGAATACGCCATCGATGGCACCTGGCCGATGCCCAATTTCTATCAGCCATTCCTGAAGCGTCAGGACATCAGCATGTCTCCGTCGCCGCTTGCGAGAAATCGTAGTGTACGAAATCATGTCTTAATGTTAGTCTATTTTTACTTCATGTGGTCATAATAGTCTAAATCGGTGCCATCTACGAACTCCTGGTAGTCGCCGATGTCTTGAATAATGATTTGTGTTATTGGTTGCGGCAAAGATTCACCGCCGCCTCTCAAAGCTACGATCATTCCTCCTGCCGCTGTGATTAGTGCTGTGATGCCTGCAAGTAATTTAGTTAGATTGCTCATCTTCCTCTTGTTCCCCTGTTGGATTGGGAGGACAGTTACAACATTCGCATTCGCAGTTCATGTTCTGTATTTGAGTTTGCTGGTTTTTAATTATCGCCCGAAGTGTGGCGAGTTCAAGTTGTTGCCTGCCCTCTGGTGTCGTTTGTAATTCGTTGAATACTTCTTCTATGGATACTTCGGTCATGATGTCTCCAAAGTTTCCACTCTTGATCTCAAAGACTTAATTTCTTGTATTAACAACGGAACAAGTTTTGAGTAGTCAATAGACGCTGGATAGTAGACATCTTCCATCTCACCAACGTCGTTCTCTTCTTGCTTTGTTTTCGCTGGTGTTGCGATGCCATAAGGCATGTCTTCAACCGCTAGTGCTTCTTGAGCGAATAAACCTATTTGCTCTCCTACTTCATCGTTAGCGTCTTTCCATGTGAACTTATGAACATTGAAACCGTCAATAATGGCTGATACATCGCCTGCGTCACCAAGATCATTTTTCAAGGTTTGGTCTGATGTAGTAGCGAAGTTCACAGAAGCCGACCCTGTACCTTTAACAGAACCGATAGTTGTTCCATTGCCTCTTCTGAAGAGCATGAAGTAATCATCAGTACCCGGATTAGTGGAATCACCATTCATTCCAAGCATGAAGATGCTGGCTGTGGCTCCTACAGCATCAACGTCGTTTTCTCTCCAACATAAAAACGGTGTCATTGTCGTAGTTTGAGTCCTGAAAGTGACCATCCTGCTACCTAATGTCGTTGCGGCGGCATCATCTCGGAAACCCATCTGACCAGAATTGTTGATAATCATGTGGTCGGTACCGTTAGTTCTAATTTTCAGGCTGTTGTTGTTGTGGTCATAATTGAAACCACCCGATGCAGCAGAGTCACTGTCTCCAAACCGTACATAGCCGTTTTTAGTTGTTCCCGAAGCGATAAGCATTCCCATATCGTCATCGGATTCAATAACAACATGGTGAGAAGCGCTAGGGGTTACACCGCTGTCTCCTTCTGTGACTTGAAGTAGTTTGTCAGGAGCCGTGTTGTTGATACCAACTTTGCCGTCTAAACTGATAGTCATTGCTGTGTTTGTTACTCCGCTGCTGTAACTGTTGGAAGTTCCGAAGTTCAAACTGGAACCGCCGCCGGTTATTTTCAAACCGATTCTGCCGATAGGGTTAGCACTTCCCGAATATCCGAAGTCTAAACAAGTGAAGTCGTCAGCGTCATATTGGTTGTTATCTATTTTCACGGCTCCGACTGTGGTTCCGGTGAAAGAAGTAATGTCATCATCTGACCCCATCACCACCTTGCCATTCAAGGTCGTTGTCCCAACTACAGATAAAGTTGTGTCAGCGTGGTTTGCATCTTCAGGAGTAGTTGAATCTGGATCAGAAATATAAACCCTGTCGTTCACTAAATCTATTCCAATAGGCAACGCTGAATTGTCTGTCGTGCCTGAACCTGTCGTCTGATCTATGAACGCACGAAAGTTTCCAGCAAGATCATTCCAGTCTGTAGCCGTGACGATATACCCGCCTGCTCTGTTGTTCACTTGGTATTGCCAGTTAATTTGAGTCATTTTAAATCCTTAGAAGAATAGTCTAGTCGTATTTCCGAGTTCAGAAAAGGCGGCATAAGTTCCAGAACCGTCGTCGAGAGTCCAGTAACCTGCTGTATCCGCTGGCGACATTTCCATAATTGTTGTCCATCTTGAACCCATACCTTTATGAACAATTCGCTCGCAAATAACCGTGTTGCTAATCGAGTGACCGTCTGCTGGTGTCCGTTCGACAACGTAAGCATTTCCGAGTTCTGCCTGTAAAGCTACAACCCAAAGAGCGTCTTGATCTTGCGGCTGTAGAGTAATGGATTTCACCCTGTTCGCGGGTTCAGCCAAACGACCTAGTTGGTATTGCGCCCAGGAATTCGCGTCAGCAGTATCAGTAAGCATTAAGCCGGATTCAGTATTAGACCTGATGCCATACTTAGTTTGGCTGTCTGTGTTGTTCTGCTGGGTACCAGAGGAACCACTAGCTATCTCCGTGTCGATGCGATTCGTTATGTCCAAATCTTCCATCTCAAAATCAAGATTGTGGTATTTAACTTTGCCGCCGGAAGTACTGGTGTCAGAAAACGTTGCGGCAATAGAAGCAAAAGAAGCGATCCTGTTAGTCCTATTCTTGAAAGTCATAACACCTGATCGAGATACAAAGAAAGAACCGATTTCAGCGTTTTCAATATCCTGGGACTGTAATAAAACATCAAGCGAGGTTGTATAAGCTTTTGAGGGAACTGTCGAATTATCTGCTGTGTTATCGATGTCACGGTATCCCGCAAACTCTAAATCCCCAGAGCCATCACCTGGCCATGAAGCTTGATCTAATAAGTTTGCTATTCGTAAACCTGAAAGTTCTTGAGACTCGGTTGTACCGTCACAATATGCAAGCGACAAAGATTTGAAAGCGTCTACACATTCAATTCTAACGAGTTGATCCTTGTCGTTTGGATACTCTTGGGTCCACCTTTCAACGAATCCCCTGAAAATAACATGAGCAGTTGAAGTGCTTGGATCAGTTGCTTTGATCCTGATATGTCGCATCGGGATAACGTTTGTCGCACCACTCACATAATATGGGGAACCTGAACCAGTATTTGAGGGATCAAGTTTTCCGTTTGAGTTTGAGCAAACAATTACTGCTCGACCAGCTTGGTTCGTATCGAGTTCCATCTTCCGACCTCGAACAATTTGAAAAGACCGGACAGGGTTATCAGTTGAGATTGTCGTGAAATCTTCATCGGCGGCTGTCTCTGTTATGCCTTTAGTGAAAGCGACTTCCACTGTTATTGTTGCGAGTGCCATTATGCGAACTCTAGTGAGGCGTTACGGTTTTTCGTTCTAATAAGTTGAGCTTGAATTGCATCTGTTAAATCCATTTCTGAAAGGACTGATCCCTGGACTGTGACGTTAAGAACGGTTGTGTCGCCGCCCATTCCACCAAGAGGTGAAGCACCTGCCGCTTGATTTAGAGGCACGACGGCTTCCGGTCCCGCCTCTCCAATTATGCTCAATGTTGGTTGTGTAACGATTGCCCCAGTCGCACCAACAAACCAGCCTGTTGCGATATTTTCTTGAAGCGCCTGCTGGTCCTCTGCGGACATGACACCAGAAGCGCCAAGCGAGTTCCACATTTCAGTCACTGTTATTGCTAATTCAATATCGGCAACATCAGCCAATATGTTGAGATCATCTATCAGCTTAGAAATTGTTGCGTCTGTTGCCCCAGCGTCTATAGCCGCCTGTACTATTTCATCTCGCCATTCAACGAAAGCGGCGGCGGCATCTTCAGTAGAGCCGCCACTATCAAGTATGGTCCCAATCATGTCATCAAAAGAATCTTCCATATCAGACATTGCCGCTCTTGCTTCCATCGCTTCATCACTGAATCCCTCGATACTGCCACCTGATGCAATAAGAGAGTCGATCAGGTCGGTAGAGGATTGGAATAAAGCATCTTGAGCTTCTGATAAAGTCCAGATCGGGTCGGTAGCGTCCATCACTCGGTCTATAAAGGCTTCAAATTCTTCTCGTTCTTTTTCAAGAGCGTCTGCGGCTTCTTCTGCGGCTCGTTCTGCTTCTGCTTGTGCAATGACTTGTTCTTCAAGCATTGCGTTGTAGGATTGCCCTGCGGAAACTCTTGCCAATTCAGCAGCAGAACTCTTGTCCATTTCTTTTCTTAATTTGGCTTCATCTTCGATTCTTCGCTTTTCGCTTTCGACGACGTGTCCCATCATGGTTTCTAATTCTTCAACCGCTTCAGTGTAGGTTCTGGTGTCGCCTGCTGACTCAAGAACACTTGTGGCACTAGCGCCAAGAGCATTAACCCAAGTTGCTTGTTCTTCAGCGTTGTTGATTAATTCTTTAGAGTTTTCCTCAAGCTTTTCCCTATGGTCGTCCCAGGAGTCAGCAGTTTCGTCAAGAGCGTCTAGCATTTTGCCTAGTTCGTCTCTTGTTATTTTCCCTTGTTCAAATTCGTCAGCTAATGAACTTGTAACATCTCCGACTGCACCTTCTTGTTCTCGTAATGTTTGGATCAGCGCTTCATCAGTAATGGCATAACTCTTTGCCATCTTTTCTATATCTTCAAATGTGTCAGTTCCGGTTCGTAAAGCGGCATCAAGTTTTTCTGTATCTATCGCCAGGTTCTGGAATGATGTAGCAACTTTCTTATCTAATAATTCTGCAAGTAAAACATTTGCGCCAATAAACTCACCGATGGTTGCTTCAGCGGCTTCAGCGGCTGGGTTCAATGCTCGATATTCTGCATTCAATTCTTGAACTCGCGCAACTAATGTTGAAGCTGGGTCACCTGCGGCGATAAGGGAATTGGTGAGTTCTTCCTGGCGTTCTTTCGCATCTGCGGCGGCTTCGCTAACGCTTTTCCACCAGAAAAATAATGGGAGAGCAACAAGGGCTAATCCTGCGGTGACTGTTGCCGCCATCGCCACTCCTGCGGCTGTGAAAGTTATCCCAAGCGCTGAGATTGCTGTTGCTAGTTTTCCAGCGATTAACAACAACGGACCTGCGACAGCGAGGATACCGCCAATCGCCATAACAGTCTTTTGCATGAACGGACTAAGATTTGAAAACTTTTCTCCCAGGTCCCCTATAAATCCTGCGATCTTTTGAATTAAAGGAATAACAACCGGAAGGAGTTTCTCTCCTAATTCAATGAAAGCTAATTTGATATCTGCCATAGCGGCATTAAGTTTGAACTCTGCTGTTTCAGAAGCTATGCCGAAAGCCGTATCAAGGGTTCCGGTAACGTCAGCCATATTGCCGAATATCTGGGCAGTAGTGTCGGCGTTAGCGCCCATCAAGTCCATGACGCCAACTAAGGCACGAACATTGCCAAATACTTGTGCGGCGGCATCAGCGTTACCGTCAAACTCTGTAGATAAAGTTTGTAACGTTGATAGCAAACCTTCTTCTCGCATTTGGGTTCTTAATTGTTCAGAGGAAAGCCCCATACCTTCCAATGCATCTTCAGCCTGCTTGGTTGGCTTCAATAGCGAAACCATAATAGAACGGAGTTGTGTCGCGGCTTCGTTCGCGTTTGTACCAGTCCTGGACATCGATGCGAAAGCGGCACCAACCTCATTGAAGGAAACGCCCATCGACGAAGCGACAGGCAAAACACGACCCATCGAACCAGCGAGTTCGTCAGCTTCTAACTTACCTTCACGAACGGCGGCGACCATAACGTCAGTTGCGTCTGTGGCTGAAATAACATCTGATCCGTAAGCATTCAAGGCTGAAGTGGCCAGGTCGGCGATTGTAGCTGTGTCTCCTAGCCCTACGGCGGCGGCTTTAGCTGAGGCGGCAAGGACATCAGTAGCTTCTGCCCCTCGTAAACCGGCAGATGTAACGAAGAACATTGCGTCAGCGAGTTCTTTAGGCGCTCTAGCAGTTTCACCGGCTAAACCTTTAACATCTTTCGTGAAACCTTCAACAGCGTCAGCAGATAGCCCCACCAGGGACTGAATCTTAGTCATTGACGATTCAAAACCAACCGCTGATTTGACAGCGGCACCAGCAACTAACGCCAATGGAAGGGTCAAGCCCTTCGTCATGGTTGTGCCAGCTTTGGTTGCTTTTTTCCCGAAGTTGGCTAGGCCTTTTTCAGCTTTAGCCAACTCCGTTTTCATCTTGGTAGCGTCGGCGGTTATGATCGCTTTGATCATTGTTGTTAATGCCACTTTTGCTACCTCCTACGGCTTTTGCTTTTCGCTTTTTCTATTTGTCTTTTATGTTCGTCAGCTTCGATCTGGTAAAGAGCCGCCCATTCTGTGATTTCAGCTGAACTGATACGGTCTAGGAGTTCCGCAACAGTCATACCTAAATCTCTAGCTAAACGGAAATAGAATCTTCTTTCAGGTTCTACTCGTCCTCTACTATCGGCGAAACCGAGGAGTCTTTTCCCGCATCATCAACTGCGCCTTCAACAATCCCGGCTACTTGTAAGCAGACGTTTGAAAGGCGGTCAAGAACGGTTGAAGATTTCTCGCCCAATAACCATTCAGCATCATCTTCCTTGAATACTGGGTCACCAGTTTCAGGGTCGTAAACACAAGACACCAACATGCCACCCCAGAGGGCTTCCATCTTGTTATCTTCGTCGCTTGTTAATGCTGTAACGATTGCCGAACGTTGCGATCCGGTCATTGATCGGATTTCAACTGTTACTCCCCATTCAGGCACCTCTACTATTTCAGATGTGCGATCCTGAGCTTTTCTAATTTTATCTCGAATGGACACTATGGTCACTCCTTCGTTTAGTTGTTATTTGATTAGAACGTTGTGCGTGTTACGTTTCCGGTTACCTGTAAATCTGCACTCCAGGTCACTACATCGCCAACAGAAGTTGAAACGCTGTAGTTGGTCAGGATTGCTTCGCCGGTGTATTTTATATTTCCACCAGTTGAACCTGCTGGTCCGAAAATCCAAGTACGGCTAGCTGGCTCGGTGCCAATCATGTAGCCGTCAAGTGTAGCGTCCCATTTTCCAGAGATAGAAATTGTAGCGTCGCGCAAACCTACGATGTAGGACTTTGAAGTCGCACCGAAAGCGGTAGTCTCTGCTGTTTCTATTGTTTCTGGAAAGCTTACATCGTCACAATATGCTGTGATGTCGCGAGCTGTTCCACCTGTGTCGTCAAGGTTTACATACCCTGATTTACCATGTACAAATGCCATTGTTGATTCCTCCTAGAATCTTGTTGCCGCCACCATGAAGGTGATCGAACCTGATGAACCGGCAGTTGAAGCCGTCACCCGAAGGTAACGGTTAATAGTTCCGGTTGCTGTTTTGATTTCACCGAGTTTAGTTGAAGCACCAACCACCGTGAAAGTAATTAGATCAGCCCACGACGAGTCGTTTGCTGAATGTTGAACTTTTATTGTTGTGTTTCCGTTCACTGTGTTCGTTGGAACGTGAAGTGTTGCCGCTGCTCCGTTTGCTGATGAAGCGGCGTTATCTACTGAGCTTAAAGCGCCAAGCGAGCCGTAAGCGATACTGGCACCTAGTGTGAGTTGAACTCCTCCGGTCAGTCCCAGGGTCAAGTTGCTTGTCGAACCACTGTCTGATTGGAAATCAGCGCTAATTGCTGAAATGCCAGAGACAGGAGTTGTAACAGCATAGCTAGTTTCGTGTGCCTGGCCGATAATTGCTCGACCACCTATTGCGGCGGTTCCTTGACGAACGGTTACAACCGGCGTGGTTGTTGAACCGAGTATTGCCTGGAGTTCTTCGTCTACTCCGTCTGTGTCTTGCGCCCACATGCCACCTAAGCTTAATGAGCCGTCCTGTAATCCGGTGATATAAGACTTCGATGTTGCACCGAAAGCAGTTGAATCTACCGTTTCAGTTGTGGTGCTTATATCTGCCGAATTGAAATATGCGGATAGGTCAAATTCGTCTAAGTAAACAGCGGTGTCTTTACCTGCGATGAATGCCATTAGTCGTCATCTCCTGGTTCTGGTTCTGGTTCTGGTTCTGGAGCGACTTTGCCTATTGGTGAAATATACCCGTCGTCGATGAGCCATTTAACATCTTTAGATGTAGCTTCAAACGATTCGCCGGTCTTGTATTCAATATCCTTGATCGTGACACTAGCTTCTCCGGTTACTTTATATCTCGGCACTTGTCCCTCGCTTCTTAAAATTGAGCATCGCAAGAAGGGGCATCAAGCACCGATCACATAGGATACTCGGACACTCTGGTCACTACGGTCTATGTCAAGAGTGTAGACGTTAATTCCCATACTGTTGTGACGGTTAAGTAATCCCAGGAATACCAGGAAGCAATGGCCAGGTGAAGCCTGAAAAAATTTGAAAAAACCTGATTAAAAGTAGCGTAACTAGGTCGGGTTAGGGTATAATGTTCTTATGAAGCAAATAATCACTAGCCAAAAAAAAGGAGAAGATTCTGAAATGGCGAAAACAAATAAATTCATAACTGCCCATTTGAAGGGAAATGCCCACTACTGCTTTGAAGTAGATATGACCGAAAGCGGTGATAGCTGGTATCAAGACGGTTTAGCTTGGCAAAGGGTACAAAAGAAATATGAGGCTCAAGGTTGGACCAAGGAAGTGGCTGACTTCGTGGCTAACTACGGTTCAGATATTGAGCACTCATTAAAGCACGATCTAAACATGAATGAAGAGACTTTGGCAGATGAAATCCACTACGGAAACGTCTCGGAAGATATTGACTATCTAGAAAAGCAAATTGCAGGAATAGAAGAAGCATTAGAAATAGTGCGGAAGGAGCGAGCGTAATGGGAATGGACGTATATGGGCAAAGCCCTGAAACAGAGGCTGGGGAGTATTTCCGAGCCAGTGTATGGGGGTGGCACCCTCTATGGAATCTGTGTGAAGATAAGTTCCGCACAGTTGCAAGCAAAGTTGAGTATGGGCATAGCAACGACGGTGACGGTTTAAGCGCTGACGATGCGAAAGCTTTAAGTCGCATGATAAATTCTTCTATTGAGAATGGCACAATCCAAGACTGGATCGACCAAGACAATGCGAGAAAAGATGCTTTGCCACGCAAGGCTTGCCATTGTTGTAAAGGTGAAGGAATCCGGTGGGACGAAGTTGGAACGAGGGCTGGGCAACCTTCTAGGGAATTAGACCCTACTGTCGCCGTCATAGTTGGCAGAACTCACGGCTGG